AAGAAGCTGAGGTTCAGATCGCTGCATATGCACTTGCTCACAATCTTGCTGTAAAGAAAGGCGAGCTTGACAATCAGATAACTCAAGGTGTAATCTGTGTTTGCTATGACTGGCGTGAACCACACATTCACGTTCTAGACAAGCAAGAGCTGAAAGCAAAGGCGCAAGAGTTCATCGAACGTCTTAACGCTTACTGCTCTCTTGAGAACACCTCACTCCCTAAGGCGATTAACTTCGCAATCTGAACATGCTTTCGATCACTGCCAGCGGCTACATCACAGGCGAACCAAAAGTCGAAGACACCGAGTACGGCAAACGTGCCACTATCACCATCCGTGCTAAAACCAGCAACGGCAAACAAACCCATTACATCAACGCCGTTTTCTACGGAAAGCGAATTGAGACTGTTTGCAAATATATGGCAGATGGGCGCCAGGTATCAATTATCGGGTCCGTAAGGCAAATGAGTGGCAAAAAGAAAAATGATGGCACAGAGTATTCCTCTATTTACATGGATGCCAGTGATTTCAGCCTGCCAGAGCTGAACGGTGGAGATCCTGATCGCCGCAAACCTATTGATGAGGAGGTTGCGTTCTGATTCACTTGGCATGATGGCTGGGTTTGATGGTTTTTTCCCAGCCTTTTACCTCCCTTGCGTTGACACTGCTACTGCTCGGGCCAAGTGGTAGAACAACGGTAATGCGCTGTAAGAGTTGGGTCTTGTCTAAGAGCAAGGCGGTACCAGCCAGTCATGGCTTCTGGGCCTTGTCAAGGTAAAATGTCAGTAAGTCCAAGACTTGAAAGCTCCCGAAAGGGGGCTTTCTTGTATCATGCAGTCGTCAGTGTTTTTGTTATGGCACGCCTGATCGGACTTTACAGTCCCGCCCCTCAATCAGGAAAAACATTTACAGCGAATGTCCTAACTCAGTACGGCTATCGCTCAATGAGCTTTGCCGAGCCAATCAAGCGAATGGCAGCTGAGTTCATCATGTCTTTCGGCTACACAAAAGACCAAGCGCTTCGGTTTGTGTGGGCTGACAAGGAAAAAGAAATCGCAGAGATCAAAACAACAGCACGTTATATTCTTCAAACACTTGGAACGGAGTGGGGGCGCAAGTGCATATCGAATGAGCTGTGGACTGAGTGCATGATGTATCGAATTGCGTCTTGCTTGAGAGACAAAGATTGCAGTATCGTGATTGACGATGTTCGATTTGTTAACGAAGCCGAAACAATCAAAGGAATGGGCGGCGAGATGTGGATGATTATTCGCCCGTCAGCAACAAATTCAACAAAGCACGAATCAGAAGGCGGACTTGATAAGTGGGAGCACTTTGATCATGTCATCATTAACGATGGAACCATCGCTGACATGCGTAAAAAGGTTGACGAGTGCGCTAAATGCTAAAAGACAGAAGTGACGAATTTTATGGGGCGCGACTTGTAGCTGACGCTCGATTGCACCTAGGCGCCATCGTCAACAACGAAAGCTCAGAAGCTTTCTTCGTTACAATGTGCAAAATAATCAAGAATGAATTTTATCTTGGCTACAAGACTTTCACGGGTAAAGAGATAAAGCTGTCTGGGATGAAGGATTTCATCTTTAATTCAAATTATGGCCTGGGCATAAAACGAGAAACGATGCCAACTTTCTTGGCGAATTGCGCAAAAGCGGCAGTCAAAGACAAGACTCAGGCGCAGTGTGCAAAAAGATTTGTTAAGTGGCTGGGCGAACAGCACGATAAATACGATCTTCCGCACGAGTATCTTGAATATAGAAGAATTGACGCTTACATCAATGCAAAATACAAGGCAAACAAGCAGGAGAAATGGAGAAGAATAAACCTGCTCACTAGGATTTACAATCAGTACCCAGGGTATTTACAGGAAATAGGCGCAGAAAGAAAGTACAAGGATATTACAGATTGCGCACAAGACCTTGGCTTTTGGGAAAAGAAAGAACGACTCAAGCCACTTTCCCTCTACAAGCATCCAACTATTTTGCAAGTAGAGGATCTAGCGAAAGCGCTCAGCAAACGCCTTGACAGAAAGAAGCGTCGTGTTTTAATCGCTAAGCTAATTGAAATCTACAAACAGGAGCCACCTGTAAGTGACGGCGAATTTGGTGACGACACTTGAACAGTGCTCCATTCAGTCCTATTCCTTCTTTGTCGCAGGCAAACCTGAAACGCAGGGCTCCAAAAGCGCTTTTGGGCGTGCCTACACGGACCGGGAAGGGCGTCAGAAAGTCGCAGTTGCAATGGTGGAGCAGTCGAAAGGACTCTATGCCTGGAGGGCCTCTATCGGGCGAATGGCAACGCTGATGCGCCCAAGAGACTGGCAGACAGATGGCATCTATCTACTGTCAGCATTATTTTGTATGCCCCGCCCCAAAATTCATTTTAATAGTAAGGGCGAATTGAAACAAAACGCCCCAGTCTTTCATTCCGTGAAGGGCGATGCAGACAAGCTGTTGAGAGCCTGTGGTGACGCATTGACAAAAATATGTTACGATGACGACGCTTTGATTGTCGCCGCCACGTCCATGAAGGTTTTTTGTGACCCACAGGACGGCCCCGGCGCACACATCAAGATCTGTCGTCTGGATCAAACAGCAGCGTCAGCAATGATGCTTGCTCTTAAACCCTGACGACGACTTGTTGCAAGATTGCGCTTCGTGTGCTAACTTGCACAAGTCATCACCACGCCTTCATGGCACGCAAAAAACAGGACGCGCAAGCTGTCCTAGACCACACCGAACTAGACGCCACCCAAATGCCTACCGAAGCTGCTGTCCTGGAAACTGAAACCAGCGAAGCCACCAAGTCAAACAAAGTGAAAGTAAGCGGCGAACGCAAAGTCGGCCAAGAGCTGCTTGATTTCGTGCAAGCCAATCAGAGCCTGCCCCCTGAGGATCTGGCTTTTGGCGCTGGCTACTACACCAAGGAGACCGACTCCGAGACCGGCGAAACCAGCACCCGCCTGCACAAGAACGAGTTCTTCAAGGCCGTTACCGAAGCCAGCACCGGCATCGCTTTTGTTCCTACAAAGCGTGCCTTCACTGCTCGTCGTGGTCGCGCCCCGATCATCACTGTCGGCAAGACCGGCAACTGTGTTGTTGGCGCTCGTCATGCAACCATCGCTGGCTTTGCTCCTGGCAGCAAAGTGACCGTGACTGCAGAAGAGGGCAAGATTGTTCTGACTCCCTGCGGCGACAGCGATTCTGCTGACGAAGGCGCTGACGAAGATCTCGACATCTGATCCTTCCTTCAACACGCAACGGCCTCGCCTCGGCGGGGCTTTTCTTTTAACTTCACTCGCATGTCTAACCAAGAAGACACAGCTGGCGTCATTCTCGCTGGCGGAATTGCAATCATTGGTATTGCAATCATTGGCCTAGGAATTTGGGCCTTGCCGCAAATCGGTGTTTATAACCGCACACTGGCAGGCAAGGCAGCGTTGATGGAAGCCGAAAGCACCAGACAGGTGCGAGTTCTGGAAGCAAAGGCGAAGAAAGATTCAGCCTCTCTTGAGGCAGAGGCGGAGGTTGAACGCGCCAAAGGTGTCGCAGAGGCTAACAAAATCATTGGCGACTCCCTCAAAGACAATCCACGTTACCTTCAATATCTTTACATCACTGGTCTGCAGGAGGGAAGCGAAAAAGGCAATCGCACCATTTATGTCCCCACCGAAGGCGGCCTTCCTATTCCTACTCTTGGCATTGAAAAATGACATCGCTACAGAAACAGGCGCAACAGTGGAGAGAGGCTTTTGAAGTCAAAAGCGACAACAAAAAGGGCAGCGCTCAATACAATCTGCAGCTCAACTTAATTGCAGAGGAGTTCACAGAAGTATTTGAGGCGTTCAATCAATTAATACAGGACGACCTTGACACGCATGTGGATTTACTGAAAGAACTTGCTGACCTTGTTTTTGTCTGCTATCAGGCGGCTGAAAACATGGGCTGGGATCTTGATGAAACAATGCAACGAGTGTTTGACAGCAATATGAGCAAGCTTGACAATGAAGGCCGTCCGATTCGCAATGAGTCGGGCAAGGTTCTAAAAGGGCCAAATTATCAGCCGCCCAATCTACTCGATTTGGTTCAAAATGAACAGATCGCCAGCTGATCTTCTTTGTTTTTTGATTACAGCATTTACCATCGCATTAATTTCTCGTGAGATCGTTGTCTATTCAACCAACACCAAAAACACGGAAGTTCTTCTTCCACTTTCCACTACTCAACATAATTGAGTGTTTCAACGCCCTGTCAGAGGTGGATGCTCGACATCAATTGATCAACAGTCGCTTCGCTCCCTACTACGGTCAAGCCGTTCTGCTCACGGCGGATGACGGACGCTGAAGCCGATGCCATCATTGATCGGGTCTGGCAGTCGGAGGCTTCTCTGACGGCTAACCTCAGAGCCCTAGTGCGTGCTGCCGCCTGTTATGGATGGCGGTGCGCCCAGGCTGCTCGCTGGATCGAAAAACACTCAACTCGCTGATCATGGTTAATCCGATTGAAGAGCAAAAGCGACAAGATCGCTTAGAAGCCTGGTACGAAAACGACGGGCGGAACGATAAAAATCACCCCATGTACTCTCTTTATACGGGACTCGCGGCTAAGTACATGAACAAGGAGCAAGCAGATGCCTGATTCAATCAACCTGGAAGAACTCTTTCAGCAGTACTGGAAAGATTCTTTCCCATTTGCGCCCGCGAATAAGCAAAGCGCAGCCTCACACGTCGCTTTTGCTCAGTACGCAATCATGCAAGTAGAGGCATTGCGAAAAGAGAAAGATCAATGATTTTACATGACGCTGAGATCGAGCGGCTATGCAAAGAAGAGGCAATGATCTTGCCTTATGAGCCAGAGCAGCTCAATCCTGCTAGCTACGACGTGCGATTGAGCGATCAGCTCATGATTGAATCAGTCGCAACTCAAGAGTTCATTCGGACGCCTATATCTGGATTCACCAAAGAGAATCCATGGTTGCTGCGTCCAGGGCAGTTTTGTCTTGGATGCACAGAGGAGCTATTGAACATGCCGGAGGACGTTGCTGGGCAGTTTGCGTTGAAGTCCAGCAGAGGGAGAGAGGGCTACTCTCATGCTCTCAGCGCCTTCATTGATCCTGGCTTTCACGGAAGCCGTCTAACGCTTGAGTTGCACAACATCAGGCAGGTACATCCGATTCCCTTGTATCCGGGAATGCTTATCGGGCAGATTGTATTTCAAAAGATGCTCGACACCCCACTTGTTAGCTACAAGCAAAAGGGGCACTATAACTTTAATGCAACTGTAATGCCTAGTATTTGGGCGCAGTCAAGCTAAGTCTTCAAGTATATTCTTGTACTTATCAATAGAGAACTCCTCGCTCATATTTTTGCACGCTTCCATAATTGCCCAGTGAGCCCTGCTGTTATTAAAAGATGACTGATGATTAAGCAATAAAGCTAAATCAAGAAGTCCTTGGTAGTCTCTGCTCCTGAATAATTCCTTAAGGCGCTCTGCGTTAAGCCGCTCCTGGAATTGATCTTCGGCGCGATAGCTTGGAGATGACATTGACGTTCAAGAAATGATTATGACTGAGATTACCGAGCCTTACCTTGAGGCGCCATGTAAAGAAAATGAGTGGAAGTGGCGCGTTTACGGAATCGGGATGGTGTGGGATCATGCGCAAGAGTGGCAGGCTCGATGGAAGCTCCACTACTTACAGGTTTCACGAGGCACAACCACCGACAATGGCCCGCGACGCGACACAGGCTTACCTCAATGAGATAGGGCGATACCCCCTCCTGACGAAAACTCAAGAGGTAATTCTTGGTACGCAGGTGCAGGCTTGGATGAACATAAAAGACAAAGATGAAAATCAATACACAGAAGAAGAGAAGCGCATAGCAAGAATTGGCAGGCGAGCAAGAGATAAATTCATCAAATGCAATCTTCGTTTAGTTGTAAATGTTGCACGCAAGTATGTCCCAAGATGCAACAGTCTTGACTTGATGGATTTAGTGCAGGAAGGAAATGTTGGACTTGCAAGAGCTGTAGAAAAGTTTGACCCAACACGCGGGTATGCGATGAGCACATACGCATACTGGTGGATCAGGCAGGCGATACAAAGATCAATGCAATTCAGCGATGCAACAATTCGCCTACCAATTGGAATTCACGAATCAGTCATCAAGATCACAAAAACAACAGAGCGACTGACAAAAGAGCTTGGGCGCGAGCCAACACTTGAAGAAATATCTATCGAGCTGGAAATTGCCATACCAGAGATCAAAGCAATACTTGATGCGCCAAGAGCCTCAACGAGCCTGGACAAACAGGCGAACGAATCTGATGGGAGTAGTCCGCTGATAGAACTAATCTCAGACTCCAAGCACTCCAACACGATAGAAGATGCAGAGCAAAGAATTGCAATTGAGGATGCGTATGCAGCGATAGAAAGTTATCTAGACGAAACCACGCAGTATGTGATCTTTGAACGCATGAAAGATCCGCCGACGCCCTGGAAAGAGATCTGCGAGATTACAAAGATGACACGCGGAAGATTGCAACTAATGGAAAAGACTGGTCTACAACGCTGCGCACTCTTGCTGCGCATCAAAAATAGATTCGATCTTTAATTACTTTGGCTGCGGGCAAGTACCAAGTTTGTAATCAACAAATAAATCATGCGGATCTGAATCTCTCAGCCAGCTGACAAGCTTTCGATAGTCCGCTTCATTTGCAATTCCAATGCAACCTGCGGTGCCAGGTGAAGTTCTTGCATTGCTATCAATGTGAATCTCGATAGCACTGCGTTCAGTCCCCCCAGGCCCCAAATACCTCAGTGGTGTACTCACAGGCCCAAGGCCAGGCCCCCAGCTCCCCGAGTAGTTGTCCTTCCCACTCGCCCACTCAATATCTTCAATGCCCCAGCGGCCCTCTGGAAGCGGTTCAAGGCTGCCAGCTCGACTGCGTGCCCCAACTCTGAATTGCTGCGCCCCAGGAGCCCCGGAAACCACCAGTAGCGACCCGATTGATTCGCCGCCCTTGATGTACTCAAGCTTGAGTTGCTCAAGCCCACGTGCATCCAGCTTTCCCGTGCGAGTCAGCAGCAGATGTGGCTTGGGGGCATTGGCAGGAATCGGACGTGCGCCAACAAAAAGATCAATTTCGTCTTTCCTGCGATTAACAAGTCCCTGTAAGATTTTGCCATCCGCCTTATTCCAACGTGGCAGCTCTTCAATAACAACTTTTACGGGATCTTCTTTGTTGAACAGTCTTTTGCGCAGAGTGCTTTCTTCTAATGCCCCAAGTCCAACATTGTAGGCGAAGGAAATAATTGCAGCAGTTTGCTCAGGGCGCCAAGTTTTTGCCATTGGCAGCAAAGCAAAAACACCCGGCGCAAAGAGATTCTCTACTTCATTTTGAAGCAGCTCTTCTGCCATGTCTTGTGTAATCTTGTCCCCCATTCGCACGGCGCGATCAATGAATCGAGTTGCGCCATATCCAATTGTCGGAACACCAGCTGGGCACTTATACGCCTCCAGTCTGCAGCCCTCCCATTTCCTGATAAGTCTGAGTGCAGGTGCAAGCCATGCAGGCGCAAGTGGTTGTTTCTGCAGTGGATCAGCCCGATACAACTCCGCAAACTCCTTCAGCACTTCATCAGAAAGCTTCCCCTGCAGCCAATCCCAAGCTGCAAGTTGATGCGGTAGTTCCTTGAAATGCTTTGCAGCACTGCGCAGTTGAATTGCACTCATTTGTCGCTCCAGGGTGCTTTGATTTGCATTGCGCCGCCCAATTTGCGACTTTCGCCCGTCTGCAGAGTGTCGTCGGGCGCTTCATGCAAGACGACTGGCTTCTCTTGTTGTGGTTGAGCTGCCAACCAGTCGGCTTCAGCGCGATCTAAGCGAGGCTTGAGAGTGGCGTAAAACTTGTGATCCTGTGCTGCCTTGCGCAGGTGATCACGCCATGTCTTGTCGCCGAATCGCGCCAGCCAGACGGTTTCGGCGTTCAGCGCTTTGGGAAAAGAATCTTGAGCGCTTTTACGATCAACTGCACCCAAGAATTTTCTTTAACAGGAAGCAGCGCGATAATTTCAGAGCCAGCTGCAATGATAATTGCGATAACGGCTGCGGTGGTGGGGTCCATGATTAGCAGGAAGGTGGCCTTGCTTCCAGCTTAGAGACTCTTTGCTCAACTGTGTTAAGCCTTTGAAAAGTTTCTTTTCTGTCTTCTTTAATATCTTGATGAAGGACTTCAAGTTGAGTTGCAATATGCTCTACTGCACTTGTAAGACGAATAACTGCATCTCGTGCTTCATCGCTTCTACGTGAGAAGCCCATTGCCCCCATCGCTGCAACGGAGATAGACGCGCCAGCCACTGCGGCAAGGACTTCGATCATGGCAGCAATGGCTACCCAAGAAGCATAGCGACCAAAAGGCTTAAGAGATAATTGCAGTTATGCAAACCTCAGCGAGAATTGATGTAGACCTTGATTGGCGGCATCAGATAGAACAAACATGCGGGTGCCGTCAGGAGACACGCGAACGCCCCAAGGTGTACTTACTGCTCCTGTTAAGCCATACAGAGGGATTAGCTCAACAGTGCTCAGCGTTGCAGTGGAGAGGTCGCTTGGAGAGGTCATTGCAATTTGCCTGACTTGACGCCCGCCATTCGCGGCACTGTTGTCAACAGTGGCGTAGATTCGCAAGCCATCAGCCATAACATGAACGCCAAATGATCCAGTCAAAGCAAGGCTCTGCGAAAGTGTGGCCGTGCCCAGTTCATAAGCAGTGCTTAATGTGTATTTGCGAATGTTGTCCGCGTCGCCCGCAAGAAACAACAACGTACCATCATTATTAACGTGAATACCACGCGGGGCTGATTCCGTGCCGCCTACATAAATAAATCCCTTAGCTGTGCTGATGTCCCAAGCTGTGCCAAGCTGGATTTCATATACAACATCGTTTGTAGATCCAACAAGATAAATTTCTGTGCCGTCATTTTTGAAGGTCACTCCTAGAGGAGAAGTTTCAAATCCAACAGATAATGCTTGTACAAATGAAATTGTTGATACGTTCCAGGCTGTAGATAGTGAAAACTCCCTAACTGTGTCATTCGTTGGGCCGGTAACGTACATCTTTGTACCGTCATCTTTGAACCATAATCCTGTAGGAGTTGCTTCGCCAATCGTTGCAGATACACGCACAAAAGATGCAGTGCTGATATTCCAAGCGGTGCTCAGATCGTATTCGTTTACATCATCGCCAGTAGCACCAGTAACATACATCTTGGTGCCGTCTGGCTTAAAGAATAAAGCGCTAGGAACGGTTTCTTGTTCATGGACCAAGTATCGACCCGTAACCGAACGTGGTTCCCAAGCAGTCGTAAGAGAATACTGGATAATACGATCTGCGGTGTCTCCAACAATGTACATCTCCGTGCCATCATTCTTAAAGGTCATCCCTTGAGGTGTTGCATCGCCTGCAAAATAATATCCAAGGAATGAAATTGTAGACACATCCCATGCTGTACTTAAACTAAAAACTCTTACAGTATCTGAACCTGTCCCAACCACAAACATTTTGTCGCCGGAAGATGAAAAGAAAACTGCACTTGGAGCTGTGTCGCCAGTGCCAGCAGATGCTCTCACGAATGATGCAGTTGAAATATCCCATGCTGTAGAAAGCGCATATTGATTAACGTCATCGCCAACAGTGCCAATGACGTACATCTTGGTGCCACTATCACCAAAGAATAAACCAGTGGGAACAGTTTCTTGACCTGCTACGCTAAATGAAACGGTATCATAAGTTGCAGTTGAGACATCCCATGCCGTTGACAGGCTGTATTGAAAGATCGAATCGGTGATATTGTTTAAGATATACATCTTGGTGCCATCATCCTTAAAAAATAAATCTGTACTCTCAGTTGCTTGAGCGTTGACACTTACACTTTTATTTGCATAGCTAGCTGTTGTGACATCCCAAGCTGTGCTTAATGTATATTGAAAGACAATATCGGTGGTTGCTCCAGGACTCATGACATACATTTTGGTGCCGCTATCATCAAAAGCAACGCCACTGATAGTGGTCGTTTGCCCTGACACAAGGAACGACTTGGCTACATAATCAGCAGTTGCAGTTGAAATATCCCATGCGGTAGACAATGTATACGAAAGGATGACGACGTTTGTACCACCAATTACATACAGCTTTGTTCCGTTATCTCGAAAAAATAAAGCAAACGGAGTTGCGTCTAGCGTAGTTACGCTTAAACTTTTATTAGCATAAGAAGCGGTGCTTACGTCCCAAGCCGTGCTTAGTGTGTACTGATATACGGTATCATTCGTGCCACCCATGATGTACATTTTGGTGCCACTGTCACCAAAGAACGGTGTGCGTGGTGTGGCATCTTGCGTGCCTACATAAAACTTTTTAACGTCAACCGTAGCTGTAGCTAGATCGTAAGGCGTGGAAAGCGTGCAGGACCACACAGTGTCTCCAGCGTAGCCCGTGAAAAACAAACGAGTGC